CCGCCGGATTGGGTCTCTCTGGGCAAGTCCGACCTGGTCGCGCTCAAGGCCTTCATCGCCGCCGCGCCGGTGGTGGTCAAGCCCGGCGAGACCCAATCCGGCGGCCAGGGCGGCGCCGGCAACGGTACCGCCGCGCTCACCGCCGAGCAGCTCAAGGTCTGCACGCAACTGGCCATCAGCCCCGACGACTTCGCCAAGCAGCTCGCGGCCGACGCGGCCTGATCCAACCCCGACCCCCTGACAGGAGAACGCAATGACCGCAGCCACCGCTGACCGTAACACCGCCGAACGCACCGGCGACCTGATTTCCGCCGGCGTCGCCGCGGCGGTGAAATGCTTTGCCGGCGCCATCGCCGTGCTCGACAGCTCCGGCAACATCAAGCCCGCCGTCACCGCCACCGGCCTGATCACCGTCGGCCGCTTCGAGGAGTACGTCGACAACAGTGCCGGCCTGGCCGATGCCGTGTCCGCCGTGGCCAAGCGCGGCACTTTCCGCTACGCCAACTCCGCTGCCGCCGACGCGATCGCCGCCGCGCAGATCGGCGACACCTGCTACCTGGTTGATGACCAGACGGTGGCCAAGACGGATGGCACCGGCACCCGCTCGGTGGCCGGCATCGTCGCCGACGTCGATAGCGCCGGCGTTTGGGTACGCATGGGCTTTGACAGCTATGTCTCCCCGGCCGGCGGGCTCCTGGCGGCGAACAATCTGTCGGACCTGGGCACCAAGGCCACCGCCCGCACCAACCTGGGCGGCGGCGCGGACAAGCACATCCTGCAGATCCGCGATATCGACCTGGTCAGCGCCAACGCCGAAGTCAAGCGCGTGGTCTCTCCGGTGGCCGGCACCATCGAGAAGATCTACTCCACCATCAACGGCGCGCTCACCGTGGGCGACGCCACGCTCACCGGCAAGATCGGCGCGACGGCCATCACCAACGGCGTGGTCACCATCACCCAGGCCGGCAGCGCCGCCGGCGATGTGGATGTCGCCACCCCGACCGCCGCACGCACCGTGGCCGTGGGCGATGTCATCAGCGTCACGGTCGGCGGCACGCAAACCGCCGCCAAGCTGGCCGACGTCACCATCCTGATCACCCCGTCCGCCTGATTCCACGTCTGATCACACCCCCTCATCACCAGGAGACATGAAATGAAAAACACCCCCAAGATCATCCTCGCCGCCGCGCTGGGCTTGTTGGCCTGGGTCGCGCTGCCGGTTATGGCGGCCGCCCCCGAGGTCGATGCCGGCATGACCATCGCCTTCGGCGGCCTGCTGGTCAACAAGGCCTCGCTCGACAGCATCTTCACCGGCCTCAAGACCATCTTCCACAACACGCTGAAGGCCCAGTCGGGCACCTGGCAGGCCACGGCGATGGAAGTGCCCAGTACCAGCGCCGGCGAGGATTACGCCTGGTTGAGCCGCTTCCCCAAGATGCGCAAGTGGGTCGGCGACAAGTTCGTCAAGGCCCTGGAAGCCGGCAAGTACTACAAGAAGAACGAGGACTGGGAAACCACCATCGCCGTTGCGCGCAACGACATCGAAGATGACCGCCTGGGCATCTACAACACCCAGGCAATGGGCGCCGGTGAATCGGCCGGCGAGCTGCGCGACATCATCGTCGATGACCTGAAGAACGCCGCCTTTACCGGCGAGTGCATGGACGGCCAGTACTTCTACGACACCGACCACCCGCTGAAGAGCAGCGACGGCGTCGCGTCGAGCGTCAGCAACAAGGGCACGATGGCCTTGTCCTGCGCCACGCAGGCGGCGGCCCTGGCCAGCTACGGCGCGGCGCGTGCCGCGATCATGGGCTACACCGATTCGGAAGGCATGCCGCTGCGCCTGGTGCCGGATCTGCTCGAAGTCGGCCCCGCCCTGGAGTCGATCGCTCGCATCCTGTGCGAGAAAGACAAGCTCACCGACAACAGCCCCAATCCCTGGCAAGGCACCGCCAAGGTACTGGTCAATCCGGCGATCACCAGCACCACGCAATGGATGCTGCACGTCACCAACAAGCAGAGCATCAAGCCCTTCATCATCCAGATGCGCAAGGCCCCGGTCTTCGTGCAGCAGGTGAGCGCCGAAAACGACGACGTCTTCAACCGCGCCGAGTTCAAGTTCGGTGCCGAGGCGCGCGCCACCGGCGTCTATGGCTTCTGGCAGCTGAGCTACGGCTCGACGGGCGCCGCGTAAGGAATACACCCCGCGAAGGGGCGCTGATCCCGGCGCCGGCTGATGGGTGAGCGCCGCCCATCGCTGCTGGCCAAGGGGGAGCCCGAGACAAAGGCGCCCCGGCCCCGAGGAGGGGCCGGGCCACCACCCAGAACAGGAGTCATCATGGCAAAAGACAGCACCTTGGCAAAGGCCCCCGCCCAGGCAAAGGCCTCCAATACGCCGGAGCCGACCCCGCCCGCGGCGAAGGGCAAAACCACCCCCGGCCTGTGGGTCGAGGCCAAGGTCGACGGCTTTCGTCGCGCCGGCATCGCCTGGCCGAAGGCCGGCGTGGGTATCGCGCTCTCCGCGCTGACCAAGGCACAGGTCAAGGAACTGCGCGCCGAGCCGAAGCTGACCGTTACGGACATCGAAATCCCGGCCGCCGGCGCCCAGGAGTAACGCGACACCATGCCCTACGCCACCCGCACCGATCTGGAAGAGCGCTACGGCGCCGACGAGCTTGCGCAGCGTGAAAGCGTCTTGCCCGCCGGCGCCGTCGATCGCGCCCTGGCCGATGCGGATGTCGAAATCGACAGCTACCTGGCCACGCGGTACAGCGTGCCCATGAGCCCGGTACCGGGCAACGTGACGCGGATCGCCGCGGCGATCGCGCGTTACCGCCTGCTGGGTGACAGCGTCACCGAGCTGGCGCGCAAAGACTACGAAGACGCCCGCGCCTGGCTCAAGGATGTCGCCGCCGGCCGCGTGCAGATCAACGGCGCCACACCGCTGGCCGCCGCCGCGCCCTCGGCCGTGGTCGAGTACGTGGTGGGCCGCGACAAGGCCTTCACGGGTGGAATCCAGTGATCGCCGAAACCATCGCCCGCCTGCAGGAGTTGGTGCCGACCCTGAAGCTGGTCGGCGGCGCCGCCGGCTTCCAGAAAGCCAGCGAGACCAACCCGGCCGCCACCCCGGCGGCCTTCGTCTTCCTGGCACGCGACGTCGCCGGCCCCAACCCGGTCGCACCCGACGTGCATCAGCGCGTTGACGCCGAGATCGCCGTGGTGTTGGTCATCAAGAACATAAGCGACGCCCAGGGCAACGCCGCGTCCCAGGACATGGAAACCCTGCGCCGCGAGGTCAAGGCCGTGCTGCTCGGCTGGCCGCCCGCCACCGGCTACGACGCCCTGGAGCGCGGCCCCGGCAACCTGCTGGCCTTCCGCGACGGCCACCTGTGGTGGCAGGACATTTACAAAACCGCGTACTACGACAGGAGCGTTCTATGACCAACAAAACCGCATCGCCCGACGCGCAGGACTTCACGGGCGACGAACACTGGGGCAAGGGCGGCCGCTACATCATCGTCGATGGCAAGCGCGTCCCAGCCCTCGATCCGGACACCGTGGCCACCGAAGAGCACGTCGGTGACGCGACAGGAGAACCCCGCACCGCCGTCGCCGGCGACACGCTGACCGCTCAACCTGCACCGAAGAAAGGTAAATAGCCATGCCCAACATCATCACCGCGCCGCGGTACTGGAAGAACAAGGCCATCCTGGTCAAGACGGAAGTGAGCTACGGCACCGACCCGACGCCCACCGGCGCCGCCAACTGGATCGAGGCGCGCAACGTGCAGCTCGACCCCTTCGATGTCGAAACCCAGGCGCGCAATATCGAGATGCCCTGGATGGGCAGTTCCGGAAGCACCATCGTCTCGCAGTGGGGAAAGCTCTCCTTCGACTTCCTGATGGCGGGCAGCGGCGCCGCCGGCACGGCCCCCAAGTGGGCGCCGCTGGTGATGGCCTGCGGCATGGCCGAAACCATCAGCGCAGGTATCTCGGCGGCCTACAACCTCGTCTCGGCCGCGTTCAGCAGCGTGACGTGCTGGATCAACATCGACGGCGTCTATCACAAGTTCGTCGGCAGCCGCGGCGACCTCCAGTTCAAGGGGCTGGCCAAGGGCATCCCGGTGTATTCCATCAGCCTGGCCTGCGTCTATGCCGCGCCCACGACGGTAGCCCTGCCGGCGGTCACCCGCACCGGCTGGCAGGTGGACGAGGGCATGAACAGCGTCAACACCACCCAGTTCACGCTGAACGCGATCGACTTCGCCTTCTCGACGCACAACTGGAGCCTGGGCAACCGCATCGCGCGCATCAACCTGCCGGGGCCGCAACTCGAAATCGCCGTCACCGATCGCGGGCCGTCGATGGACGTCACCGTGCTGGCGCCGCCCCTGGCGACCTTCGATCCCTTCGCCCTGGCCACCGCCGGCACCAACGTCGCCGCCAGCTTCACGCATGGCAGCGCCGCGGGCCGCAAGGTCAAGCATGACTACAAGGTCGTGATCCGCGATGTCGACTACGACCAGATCGAGGACATGGTGGCCTACAAGCTCACCCTCGACCCGACCCCCGTCAGCGGCAACGACGAAATCACCATCACTGCGCTCTAAGGATCGTCATGCTCAAGTACAGAAAACTCACCCATCGGCCCTGGCCGGTCGCCGTCGCCTTCCTCGATTGCGACGAGGCCACGGGCGCCGTCACGGAAACCGAGCAGACCTTCATCGCCCACTTCAAGCCCTTCAGCGAGGCCGACCTGCTGGCCGCCCGCCGCCAGATATTCGGCGACGAAGCCGACCCGACCAACAAGGCGCGTCTGGAGGAGATGCCGGTGGCGGTCTATGCCATGCTGGAGGCCGCTTTTTTCGCGGCGCTGGTGACGGGATGGACCCAGGTGTCCGACGAGTCGGGCGGGGGCGTGCCCTATTCGGACGCCGCGCTCACGGCGCTATGCACCGGCGAAGACGGCCCGGCCTTTCGCCGCGGCTTCAACCGCGCCATCAGCCAGATCCGCTTCGGAGTGGCCCCCGCAAAAAACGCCGAGACCTCGCCGTCGCCTGGGCCAACGCCCGCCTCGGTCGAGGTGGCGTCGGCGAACTAGCGCAGGACATGCGGGCCGCCGGTGCGAGCCCGCAGGACATCGAGCAGGCGCTGGCCAGCCGCCGCCCTCCGGAACACGAGGTCTGGCCGGAGAACTGGGCGACCTGGCGCACCTGGCTGGAACTGGCGACGCAATGGCGGCTGGTCGCCGGGGTCGCCGGTGTCATTCACCAGGGCATCGAGTTCGCTTCGGTGCCCCTGGCGCTTGAGCTGGCCGGTGTCACGGCGGACGAACGGCCCGACGTGCTGCGCGGGCTGAAGGACATGGAACAGGCGGCGCTGGCGGCGCTTAACGGTAGCGAGACCGGAGAGGCAGAGGACACATGAGCGGCAAGGCAATCGACTTCGGCATCGTCATCCGCACCGAGGGTGGCAAGGCCGCGTCGACCGAGTTCAGGCAGCTCGGGGCGGAGGGCAAGGCCGCCGGCGAAAAGATCGCCGAGGGCTCCCGCGCCGGGGCGCAAGCCTCCGCCGCGCTGGCCACCCACATCAACACCGCCGCCAAGAGCCAGGACCAGTACGCGATCTCGGCCAAGCAGATGCAGGCCGCCATACGTGGCGTACCGGCGCAGTTCACCGACATCTTCACGTCGATCTCGGCCGGCCAGAACCCGATGCAGGTGCTGCAGCAGCAGGGTGGGCAGCTTAAGGACATGTTCGGGGGCATCGGCCCGGCGGCCAAGGCGCTGGGCGGCTACGTGCTCGGCCTCGTCAATCCCTACACCCTCGCCGCCGCAGCCGTGGGCGGTCTGAGCTTTGCCTACTATCAGGGCGCCAAGGAATCCGACGCCTATACCCGTTCGCTGATCCTGTCCGGTAACGCGGCGGGCACCACGGCGACGCAGATGGCCGCTGCGGCGCGCAGCGTGGCCATCGCTACGGGCGCCACGCAGGGCGCGGTCGCTGATGCGCTGGCCAAGGCCATTTCCGCCGGCGTTCCCGGCGCTGCGCTGAACGCGGTGGCCGACGCGGCTGTGCGCATGGAACAGGTGACCGGCAAGGCGATCGACGACACGGTGGCCGAGTTCGCCAAGCTCGCCAAAGACCCGGTCGCGGCGTCGGTTAAGCTCAGCGAGCAATACAACTACCTGACGGCCGCGACCTATCGGCAGATCAAGGCCTTCGAAGATCAGGGACGCCACACCGACGCCGTCGCTCTGGCGATGAAGGCCTATGCCGACACGGTATCGAGTCGCACCGGCGAAATCACCGCGAACCTCGGATTGATCGAGGATAGGTGGCTCGGCTTAAAGGCTGCTGGAAAAGCCGCGATCGATGCGCTGTTCGACGTCGGCCGGCCGCCCAAAGAACTTGAGCAGACCGTCACCAAGTACCAAGAGGCGCTCCGTATTCGAAATGAGTGGCAGCGGCGCGCACAGGCTCCGGGACTGAGCGGCGTTGATGCGCGATCCCAACTGCCAGGGATCGAGGCGGATCTTGCAGCAGCGAAGTCCGCGATGATTGCCGCGCGCGACAAGGCCAACGCCGATACCGCGGCGGCGGCGGCCAAAGGGGAATCGAACAAACGGGAAGCGGCCGGCATCGCGCTATCGCAGGAGGAAGGGAAATACCTCGATCGCAAGGTTCAAATGGAGCGCGAACTGACGCGCCTCGTAGGCCTCTATGCGGCATCCGCCAAGACGGCGGCGGACGCTGATGCGCTCCGCACGGCGGCGATCGGTGTCCGCGCCAAATACGCCGAAAAGAAATCCGGCAAGTCCGATCTGCAGAAAGCGCTTGAGCTGGGGCAGAAAAACGAACTCGACGCCTACTACGAGACCGGCGGCGAGGAGACTATGCGGCTCGTGGCCGAAAAGCGTTCGGTTGCCTCAGCGCTCAAGGAAATAGCCGAGGCCGATCGCGAAGCCGCCAAGGCCGAAAAAGAGTGGTCGG